AACGGGTCCACGAGCTGCCCGCCGTTGTAGACGCGGAAGTGATCGAGGTACGCGCTGTTGAGCTGCGCGAGGCCGTAGTCGCGGGTGCCGTTGTCGTTCTCGCGGCCGACGAGCCACGGCTTCCACCCGCTCTCGTGGGCGAACAGGCGGCATGCCAGCCAAACGGGGACGGAGTTTTCATCGCAGTAAAAGATGACCCATTCCGCATATTGAAGGGGGAGTGTGTAAGGTTGGGGTGTGAGCTTGGCAGCGACGGGCTCGGGTAACTCCAGCACGGGCGCGGCAACCGGAACGATAAAGGTTGCGGCGATGCAGCCAAGAAACAGCAGTCCCATAAAGATTAGGCCGACGATCGTTCTTAGTAGCATCCGGCATCCCTTCCCCTTGTTCCGTCGGGCATCCGGTCATTCTTGGTCAGGTTGTCTTTCGCAAAGAGCGGTTGAAGGTTTGTCCAGTTGAACGCCACCCGTTGAACGTCGGAACGCCCAATCGCCTTTCCGAAACTCGAAAGCGGCGTGATGTGGTCAACATGCCAGACGGTTCCGTAGTTCTCCCAAGTCATGCCAGGCTTGAACTGACCCTCCAGATGCGTCCGGAGGAAATAGATCGAGCATCCGACCAGTTCCATTGTGGATGCGGATTTGCGGCGACCCTTTAGGTAACTCCAGGTTCGACCACGCAGGGATTTCACTAGTCTATATGTTGGATTCGTTGCTCGTTGCTCAGCCTGCCATTTATAAACGTGTTCTCTATTTTTTTCCGGGTGAGCAACCCGATATTTCCGGTGTCTCTCCCGCTCCTGTTCTGGATGTGCTGCCTGCCATTTTCGCTTGCGCTCTTTTACTTGTTCTCGATGCGCGGCGTACCACCCTCGGTCTTTCTCTCGCTCCTGTTCTCGGTGCGCAGCATACCGTTTTCGAGCAGACTTCCGCTGATGCGCTTTATGTTGCTCGGGATGCGCAATTTCCCATCTGCGAACCCTATCCCGATTGCGTTTCTTCCGCTCCTCGGGCGATAACTTACTTCGCCTCATGCAGGTTCCCCTCCCATGTTGCCGGGGGTCGGCAGCCCCCCCGGCGTGCCGGATCAGCCATCGGTCGGATCGGGACCGTCTGCCGCCAGTTCCCTCAGCCGGCAACGCCGGCTCGAGCCGGTCGGTGGAGTTGAACCACCTTGGGGCGGGTACAAACCGCCTTGCCCCCACGGAGGACCGGCATGCGGGGCCCAGCTCCTCGCAGGCCCCGCGCTCAGTTGGTGGCCCGCTCTATGCGATAGGCGTCACCTCCTTCCCGTGAGCCGCAAGGTAGAAGTTTAGGTCGCGCTGCTTCGACTTGTCGCGCGAGAGGATATAGAAGTCGCCCTGTGCGTAGGCCGTGGCGATCGCGCGGAATGCCTCGTCGATCGTCAGCCCCTCGGCCCTGGCGCGCGATCTGAAGTTCTCGAAGTCGCGGGGGCTCACCCGGGCGAAGATCGGCCGAGGAGCCGCCTCGCCTATGCGGTAGGTGTCGCTCACGAGGCACCCCGCTCCTGGCGCTGCTGCCGGCGGACTGCCGCGGTCTTCACGAGCACCTGCCGCCTCTGGATCTCGCGCGAGCTGCCGGCGGCGTGCAGCGCCTTGCGCCGGCTCGCGCGGTTCGGCGTGCGCCGGTTGATGAGGAGCCACCGGCCCGCGGCCGAGAACGTCCGCCGCCGGCTCTGCGCGTTGAACCGCGCGTCATCGGCCCGGTACTTCGCCGCTCCCGGCCCGTTCGGATACACTTCTTTCCCGCAGCGAGTCTTCAACCTTTCGCCTCCCTCAGCGCCTCGACCCTCAGCCGGTCCGCCCGCTTGCCGAGCGCGAACATGCCGAGCACCATCAGCATCAGCACGAGCTGGGCGGCGGCACCGATCAGCACCCATGCCCACCAGCTCATACCGGCACCGCCTCTCCCGCGAGCTCGCACCTGGGACGCTTTCTGCACTGATTCTCTTTCGCCCAGAGCGGTCGGAGATTCTTGAAGTTGAAACAGACCCGCTGCTGATCCGGAATAGCGAAATTAAAACTAGAGCAGGGCCGGACATGATCGATGTGCCAGATATCATTGCGGTAATTGTCCCAAGTCATTCCCGGAAGAAACTGTTTCTCGATATGCTCGCGAAGCTCAGGGATGGTGCATCCCAGCAACGTCTTCGCCGGGAAAGGCTTCGGCATTCCCTTGAGTGCTTTTGCGATTCGGTCTCGAACCGACTTTTCCAGCTTCCCCTCAATGGTGGCGACACGTGCCGCCATCTTTTCACGGGAACGCTTTCTCATTTCATTGATATTCGAGTGATAGCGAATCCTGGCATAATCACGACTTTCCTGCCGATGGATTTCTCTCCATCTCCTCATCCTCGCCAGATTCTCCTCGTGATGAACCTGGCGATAGACTCGGGCTCTTTCTCTTCTGCGCTGCAATCGTTCAGGCGACATCTCTCACCTCCGCGAAATCACGCATGATTATCTTTTGTGGAATTGCTTCCTGGGCGGCCTCACTATGCGTGATGACAATGGTGTTCCTACGCCCCGATTCATGATGCGCAACTTGAAGCATGGCGAAATATTTCATCCGAGAATCCGGATCAAGAGCCCCGTCCATCTCATCGATAAATGCAGTAAGAAGTTTCATCCCCGTGTTGCGTTCGCGAATCACGCCAAAGGCCATATAGAGCGCGTTCTTGATCCAGATTGATTCTCCGCCGCTCAGTGTCGATATCTCCTGTTGTGAGCCATTTTCGTTGTCCGTAATGTGGATTTGAAAATCTTCGATCTGGCGGACGCTTGATCCCCGGCCGGCTATTCGAGTTGTTGAGAACTCAATAGAGAACCGAGGTCCATATGATGATGCCAAAAGTCGGTTCGCTACTTCTGCGATGGATGGGCCGAGAGCATCCAATTCCAGGGCTTGTATTCCATCTGGGCCGCATGCTTTATGAAGATAGGCCCACTCCGCGGCCTCAGTTTTCCGGCAGGCGATCGCCTGCCGCTGAATCTCGATCTCCGCCTGCTGCTGCTCGAGCTCCGCGATCCGCTGCCGATGCAAGTCGAGCTGCGAGCGGAGAGCCGCGCAGACCTGGCTCGCAGCCACATACTCCTTCCGCGCCTCGTCGACCGCCGCCTGGGCCTTCGCCGCCCGCGAGTCCAGCGTGCCGTCGAGCTGCTCGCGCAGGCCCTCGGCGAGCGCCGTCGCATGATCCGCCTGCGCCCGACTGCCCTGCTCGATCTGCTTGAGTTCGGCGATCCGCACGGTCGCCGTCTGTGCCCGGTCGAGCGTCGCGCGGATCTTCGCTACGTCCACCGCATCGACGGCCGCGCGGAGCGCCCGCATCCGTGCCCCGTCGAACGCCGGGACCGAAGGCTTTGCCGGGGGCTCCGTGCTCTCGGCCTCGATCGCCTCGAGCGCCCGCCGCTTCTCCTCGATGTCCTGCGCGAGCCCGTGCGCCTTCTCCTGGGCCGCCTCGAGAGTCTTCTGCCAGGTCTCCCGCAGCTCGAGCCTCGCAGGATCGACGTACCCGCAATTCGGGCAGGCTTTCTCCGGGGTCCCGATGTCCGCGATCAGCCGGTCGATCTGCGTGAGCACCACGCGACGATCGCCTTCCATGCGGACCATCGCCGTCTGCGTCTCGGTGTGCCGCTTCCCGACCTCCGCCTCATGTTTTCGATGAGCGCGGAGCGCGTCGGAGTACTGAGATTCGGTCCGAGCGACCAGCTCGGCGTGTTCCTTGGCCCTCGCATTCTCCTGCGCCTCCTCCTCGCGCAGCCGGTCGTACTCGGCCAGGGAGTGCTCCGCCTCCCCCTTCCCCGCGAGCGCCGCGCTCAGGCTTCCGATCTCGGTCCGGGCCTTCGAGGCTTCGGCGCCCGCGGTCTTCGCTGTCTCGAGCGCCTCGCTGATCCGGCGCTCGGTAGCCTTCTGCTGCTCAACGGCCTTCGCCAGCTCGCCGGCGGCCGCCGCGAGGTCCTTCCCCTTCGCCTCGATCCCCTGGAGCTCCTGCTCCCGCCCCGCGAGCTCGGCGGCCGTCTTCTCGACCTTCGCCCGCAGATCGGGGAGCGAGGCCAGCGCCTCGAGCCGCGCGCCGACCGCGGCCTCCGCACGGGCTGTCTCCGCCTCGATCGCGCCGGCCCGGGCCTTCGCGTCCTCCGCCGCGACCTGGAGGTAGTCGAGCCCCGCGAGCTCGCGGAAGATCGCTTTCTTCTCGCCTTTCGTCGCTTCAGCCAGGTCGGGGTTGTTCTTCGTCGCCCGCTGGCTGACGAACGCCGAGCGCAGGAACAGCGCGAGCGAACCGAACAGCCGCTCGATGGCGGCCTCGTAGTCCTCGCGCCGGCCGTTGGTGAGCGGGGTGTCTCCGGCGAACAGGTGATACTCCGCCTTCCCCGTGGCGTTCACGCCGTCGATCAGCATCAGCGCCCGGTACTCCTGGCCGTCCCGCTCGTCGACGAACCACAGCTCGCGCGCGGAGTCCCGCAGCCGGAAGTGGTCCTGTAGCTTGCCCTCGCGCGTGAGCAGGCACGGCCAGGGGTGCATGTTCTCGATCAGCGTCGACTTCCCCGCACCGTTCGGCCCGATCAGTGCAACCAGGCCCGCGTCGTACGTATCGAGGTCCAGGGTGATCTCGTCGACGCCGAGGCCCTTCCAGATGCCAGTGGCGCCCCGCAGCCGCAGCTTGCGGATCCGCAGGTGAGAGCCGGCCTCAGCCGCGGCCTGGCCGGCGTCCGCCTCGAGCGTGTCGGCCTTCGCCAGCACGCTCTCCGCTGGCGGTAGCTCGTCGCTCGCCTCGGCGTAAACGAGTACCTTCTCCCGTAGATGCTTACGCGACGTGATCTCGGCCGCGCGCACCGTCTCCGTGGGGATTGCTTCGAGCGTTACCCGAGAGCCATCGGCCGGCCCATGGATCGCCAGCTTCCCCTCTAGGATAGCCAAGTCCTCTTGGCCGCAGTGCTCCTTCGGAGCCTTCACCGCCAGCCAGACCTGCTGTCCCGTGAGCGGCAGGTGAGGAGTGATGTCATCGCCCCAGGTGACCTCGATCTTCCGGCGCGGCGGATGCGGGAAAGGGACGAACGTCCACCCCGTGAAGAATCCGCATTGGCCTTCGCGGGCCTCGATCTCGACCAGGTTGCAGCCCTTCTGATCCGTCTCCCCCCATGTCACCGGGAACGCGCTTCCCGCGTACCACGCCGGGAGCCCCGGGATCTGCTGCCGCATGTGCACGTGGCCGAGCGCGTAGTAGTCCGCGCCCACCAGCGCCAGGTCCTCGCGACCGATCGCGATGCCCCCCTCGAGCAGCTGCCCGTTCGCCAGCGTCGCCCCATCGATCGCCCCGTGGTACAGCATCACCGCGGGGATCTCCGGGTGCTCCGCACGCGCCGCCCCGAGCCCGAGCAGGACATTCCGCAGCTCTACCTTCACCCGCCCGTTCGCTTCCTCGGCGCTGAGCCCGTTCGAGCCGGCGAGCAGCCAGGTCTTCGATGGCTCCGGGAGGCCCATGATGAGGTAGTCCTCTTCGTCCGTGGCGAGCCTGAAATGCTCACCCGGCCCGAGCAGGGTGAAGAGATACCGCCGCATTCCGATCTCCTGAAGCGGCGCATAGCAGCCAGCTACGTCGTGCGTCGGAGTGCCCGAGACAGCGAAGATCGGTGCCACGTCGAGCATCCGTCCGATTGCCGCCAGGAGGTCCGGCAGGCGAGCGGCGGAGCTGTTGATTATCCCTCGATGGAAGAGATCGCCGGCCAGGGCGAAGAAGTCGATCTCCTCCCGGCGCCCCGTCTCCTCGGCCACCGCGAGCGACGCGAGCGCGCGGTCAGCGTTCGCCGCGTCAAAGTGAAAATCGCTCAGATGGAGGAACTTCATTTCTTGCCTCCCGCCGAAAGGCGCAGGTACACAAGGTCGTAGGCCGAGTCCCACCGCGGGGTGAGCTGCCCGTCGCGCCACATGGCCAGGTAGGGCGTGACGGGATGCGCGCAGGTGTGCCGCCACCCGAGACGCGCGGGGCCGAGCTCGAGGCCGATGTCGGTTGTCGAAATCAACTGACTCGGCCAGAAGTTGAGCTGCCCGTCGTTTTGCCACACCGGCACCTGCATCGAACCGCCGGCGAACAGCGGGCCCCAGGACGCCTCGGCGCCGATCTCCACGAGGTAGCTGTCGCTGACGTCGACGTACGCCGGCGGGTCGTAGACCACGAGGCCGCCCCGGGGCAGCCAGCCCAGCAGAAGCCAGCCCGAGAGAGCGAGGGCCCCGATGTTCATGCCGTCCTCCTCTCCGCCCGCTTCTGGAGATACGCTTCGCAGCGGTCGATGAGCAGGTTGACCTCTTCGATCGTCGCGTCCTGCTTGTCGAGCATCGCATTGATCTCCGCGACGCCCTTCGTCGGCAGCACCCGCTTCAGGTACCCGCGGAGCTGGTCCTTCGCGACCTCGAGGGGGTCGGGCTCGGCGGGCTTCTCGGGCTCGTCGTCCCAATCCTCGGCCGCGAGCTCGAACGGTTTCTGCTCACTGCCGCCGCCACCGGCGCCAGCCGCAGCCGGCAGAACCTCGCCACTCTGCGGGTCGACGGTGCGCTCGGCGGGCTGCTCGGTAAGCGCCATGCGCTCCTCCCGGGCCTGCGGGCCGAAGATCGACGCTACGCCTGCCGTCAGCCGCTCGACTGCAGCCGCCCGGGTCTCGGGGGTCGCGAGCATCTTCGCGCTGTCGCTGGTGACCCGGGGGAAGGCGAACGGCTTCGCAAGCTCGGCCGGCGAATAGGTGCTCTTCACGCCGAGGAACGCGCGGATCACGCGCTCCTTCGCCCCGGTCATCGCCCGCTCGTCCTTGAACTTCCGGTAGGGCAGGACGGCCTTGCGAATCTGTAGCTCGATCCAAGTCTTCTTCTCCGCGTCGGACTTGAACGGCTCGCGCTTGGGGAAGGATTTCCCGGTGGAGGTCTTCTCCCACTGGATCTTCCCGTTGATCTCGGCGATCTTCCCTCGCTCGGCGTCGGCCTCGATCTTCAGGCGCTGCTCTTCCTCGATCGCCGCGAGGTCAACCGTCTTCTCCTCGCTGACGACGACGTATTCGCCGTTCGGCTTCCGCATGGCACCGGTCGCCTTCGCCCGGCTCTTCGTGTCACTCGATTCCAGGATGGTGGTGGTCTGCGGGTCCCACACGATCCCGAGAGCGTTGGAAATCTTCTGTAGCGGGACCTTCCCGAGAGCCAGCTTGTCGCCGTCCTTGTCGAGCTTGAACACGTCGCCGGCCTCGGGATCAGGGTTGATGGTGACAACCTCGACGGTCACCCTGTCGAACATCCCGAGAACCTCGCCGAAGGTCTGGGTGGGGAGCATGAGGTTGCAGTTCTCGGGTTTGATCCTCTGCTCGGCGAGGGCCTGCTGGACTACCGCCGGAACGTTACTCGTGCTATCGTGCATCTTGCCTCTCCTTTGAAAGGGCTCGGGGCGGTGATTGTCTGTCCGGACGTGCCGCCCCGGCCCGAGAGGCACCGGCTGCTGTCCTCCACAGCCGCCGGTGCCGCAACTACACCGCCTTGTTCGTCAGCGCAAACCCGCGCGACTCGACCTCCTTCGTCAGTGCGTCGATCGCCTGGCCGAACAGCTCCCGGGCCTTCTCGACGGTCGGCGCCTCAGTTGTGATGTCCAACTGCACCGCTCCCTTCGCGGTCTGAGATGCGTTCAGACGGACCCTCGTCTCCTGCGTGACACCTTCCATGTCAGCCTCCTGCGAATGGGATCGCCGGGATGTTCTCGGCCTCGGCGCAGCGGTCGACGAGGCGCTTCACGGTGCCGCCGGCACACTCCCGCAGCAGCGGCAGCACGTCGATGCACACCGCGCCGTTGTACGCGAGCACCCGCCGCAGCTCGATGTCGGGCAGGGCAGCCTGCGCCGGCGACAGGAGGTCATACTCGACCTCGATCGGTTGCCCGATCTTCACGCTCAGCCTCTTGGACCTCTTCGGCATCCTCTCCTCCCTCCATCGATCCATCTCCCGCAGCAAATCGAACCCCGATGCCGCGATGAGAAAGAGCAGGGCTATCGCCGCGGCGAAGTACCCGAGCCACGTCAGGACGAGCTCTGCGGCTTTGCTCACGCTGCGCCTCCCGTCTCAGTTGTGTAGCCGGTCCGCTCCATCGCCCGGCGTAAGTGACCGCCGAGGCGCAGCTCGAGCTGCCGAGAGAATGCCGGGCGCGACCTCCCAGCCGTCGCACCCGGCGCGGGGACGTTCGCGCGCTCGCAGGCAGTGGCGATGGTGTCGCGATATTCGGCGGGGTCGAGCTCGACACCATCTCGCGAGATGCGCGAATCGAGGACATGAAAAAGCCGCGGCCCCTCCCAGTACCGCGGCGAGTCGAATCCCACGTGCGGCGCCTCGCGCCCAGGCCGGACCAGCAGCCGCACCTCGTAGCCGAGAAGGCGCACCGGGTACCAGAACGGCTTCCGTGCCCCGAGCGCCTTCGCCATGCACCGGGCACAGATGCCATGGCTGACGATGTCGACCGGCTCGGCCGAGTCCTGCGGCGCGAGGATGTGGCCGCAGGTGCACTCATGCTTCATGCCGCGCCCCGCTTCCGGGCCGGCGGCACGATGATGAGACGGTCGTTCTCGTCGCGGTAGAGGTCGAGCGTGTCGCCTCTACGGATTCCCACGTCGCGGGCCCATAACACCGGCAGGCAGATCACGAGCCCTTGCGGCTCTTTACGGGAGACCTTATACGTCTTGATCTTGACCGCGGCGGGGTGTCTTTTTCTAGGCGGTCTTTCGGGTTGCCGGGAGCAAGTGCCGGATGTGATGGTTCTCATGGACGGGCTCCATGTTCGAGAGCCGCGATAGGATGTCCATGAGATGATGTGCCTGGATGTTTGATTCCTTCGTGATCCTGTTGCTGATCCCCGTCAGCATTTGACAGAACAGAAGGCAGGTCCGATCTTCGAAGTCCCTGAAGCGTTTGTCGATAATGGCTTCGAGTGCAGCGGCTGATGTAGGAGTAAGTGCCATTTCTCGGCCCCTTTCTCCCCTCCCCTTCGGATACCATACCGAATCCTCCGGGGATTTCCAACTGCGAATAATTTACATATTCCGGGACGTTGGAAACCCCATACGGTTTATACACCCGCCACGGTCATTCGTCAAGTTTTTTTGCTGCATTTTCTAAAGATTTTTAATTCATTGTACCATAATTAGATACAAACCATCCTAATTTGCTTCGGCTCCCTTTTTGTGCCATAATGTGCGCAAGCCATCGTGCCGGATTGGGATATGTTGAATGAGGCAGTGAGAAAGGACCGGTGATGAAAAAGCGAATCGTCCTTCTGATGTCGTTCATCCTTCTGGCCCCCTGCGTGTCTATCGGAGCGGCGACATCGGGCATTCCGCAATTGGACCCCGCCTATAAGATCGAGACTCTGCGCGCATCGCCCGATATCACGCCGCCATGCTGGTCGTATGTTAGCTACTTGAGTGCGGGGTATCTGAAGGCCAAGGAGGATAAAAAGGCGGCCACGGAATTGCGCGAGCCCAGTTACGAAACGATCCCGCCGGGTGGATTGATCATCATCCAGGTCAATGCCAACACCATCGGCTCGGCGGATGGGGAGAATTATATCTTCATCGTGCTTGATGCGAATGGAGCTGAAGTGGCGAGGGAGCACGGCAACGATAGTATACCAAGCCACAAGACATTCAACAGAAAAACAATGTGGTATGGGGTCCATGCCGTTGTTCTCACCCAGGAGAATCCATTTCCCCTGCGCGTGCGAATCGTCAACCAGTTCTATCCTGACGACTACTACGAGTACAGCATCGTCCCAGTACAGAAGTAGAAGCAACTCGCCGGGGCCGCTACCTTCTCCGCGCCTTGAGAATCCTCCACACGGCGGTGGGAGTGTACTTCCTATTTCGCGGTGTGCGGTGGCCGGCCTCGTTCAGCGTCTCGGCGATCCGCGCGAGGCCCCACCCCTCTGATCTGAGCGCCAGCGCCGTCACCGCGGCGCCGCCCGAATGCCGGAGCGATTTCGCCGTCCGCGCCGCCCTCCCCTTCGCGCGCACCCGATCCGTGAGGTTTCGCGGGGATCCCAGTTTCTTGCCGCGCGTCTTCAGGACGGCGAGGGCTGCCCGCGTTCGGCTCGAGATCAGCTCCCGCTCGTGCTGCGCGAGGGCCGCCATGATCGAGATGGTCAGCGTATTGGCCTCGGGGAGATCTACCGCCACGAAGTCGACGCCGGTGTTTCGAAGGTGCCAGATGAACTCGACGTCGCGGCTCAGACGGTCGAGCTTCGCGATCAGCAGCTTCGCCCCCAGCTCCTTGCTCGCCTGGATCGCCGCCACGAGCCCGGGCCGGTTGTTGTGCTTGCCCGTCTCAATATCTTCGAAGGATCGCGCCACCATGAGGCCGCGAGATTTGCAGAATGCCTCGACGGTCACCTTCTGAGCATCGAGGCCCAGCCTGCTTTCGCCTTGCTGGCGCGTACTGACTCGATAGTAGGCCACGGCTGACGCCGAGGTTCCCGTGCCGCCGTTCTTTGTCATGCTATAAACACCCCTTTGTGGAATGTAAAAACCGCTCCCAAAAAAAGAACGGCCGAGGGCGAAATTGCCCCCGGGACCCTGCCGCCGGGCCGTGCCCCCGTGGGAACCCAGCGCCGCCGGCCGGCCCCTCGGCGGCGCCGATAGATCACGCGCCTCCCTGTGAAATGACACGCCGCCGGTGGAAGATCGCTCCACGGGCCACCAGGCGCGGCGGGCGCGCTACTTCATCGCCGCCCAGGTCGCGGCGGCCACTGCCGCAGCGATAGCCGCCACCGCAGCCGCCCGCCAGCCGTTACGGCTCCGCTCGAGGCGCCTCGCCTGCGCCGCCGCCTCCCGCAGCTTCTCCTGGTACTCCTCGGCCTTCGAGTCCAAGCGCGACCGCAGTTCGCTCACCGAAGCGTTCGATTCGCTCAACTGCTGCTCGAGCGTCGCCACCCGTTCCAAGAGGTCGCTGTAGGATTGCGTCGAGCTCTCCTTGTAGCTCTGCAATTCTTCCTGCGCTCTCCTCAGCTCCTCGGATATACTCGCGTTCACGCCGAGCGCCAGCTTCAAGACGGTCTCGTAGCTCTCCAGCTGCAGTCTCACTATCTCGCAGTCGGCCCGAAACGTCGCGTAGTCTGCCGCTCCAATCGGCGATGGTGGCGGCGAGCTCTGTGCCGAGAGCGGCCAGCTTGCCAGACAGAGCCACGTTGTCACCGCGCAGGCGAACCACGCGCGAGCTCTGCACCGCCAGCGCGACCGCCAGGCCGAGCACGAGCGCGCCGGCGACGGCCAACTGTAAGATCTTCCGTGCATTCATTTTCCCCCCGTCAGCTCCTGGTAGCGGTCCCGCAGGGTATTGACGGCGCATCCGAGTTTCTTGGCGATCCCCGTCTTCGTCTTCGTCGGCCACGCCGCGAGGATGAGCTGGTCCTCCTGCGGCGTGAAGTGGCGCCTGCGGTCGCGCGTATTGTCCGGGATGTCGGCGAGGATGCGCGCGAGCTCGGCCTCGCTGTACTTCACTTCGCGCGGGCGGCTGAGCTGTTGCCTTTGATCTGCGGGCATGTGTACTCCCTCGGCGCGATGGCTTTCATCGGCATGATCTGAGGCCGAACGTAGACCTCTCCGCTCCGGTCGATCTCAATGAGCAGCGCCCCGACGTCGTAGTATTGCGGCCGCAGGCCCCATGGGTACGGCGAGCCGCTGCCGTCCGCCGGCGTTCTGAACTTCCACGTCGGGCAGGTCACCACGTGGCCCTTCGCGTTGCGCATCTCGAAGAACCAGTGCACGTGATGGCGGATGTGCAGGTCGGCGGCCTTGAAGTCCTCCATGACCGCCTGTATCTGATCGCGGACCCACTCCTTCCACATGGGCGTCCCCTGGCCGTAGGGGATCGTGGAGTTGCCGAGCGCGTGGCGGTCGAGGATGCGCACCCCATGCAGCGGCCCGATAGGCCACTCCACCTGCGGACGCGTGCCGAACTCTCGCGCCACCAGGTCCTCGGTCTTCTGGAGCCCGACGACGTGGAAGGGGGTGCCGTAGGTGAAGAACCGGTAATCCGCCTTCACCTCGGCGACGGCCTCAGCCGCCCACTGCGCCTGCTCCCCGAGGTCGGTCGTCAACAGCCCGAGCGATTCCTTCCGCCCGTGGCCGTCCACCATGTCGCCGCCGACGATGTGGATGTCGACCCCGCCGATCTCCTTCAGCCGGGCGCGCCGCCAGTCCCACCGCAACTGCGGGAGCCTGCGCTTGCGCTTCTCCCAGTGGTCGGGATGCGCGAGGCCCAGGACTTCGCCCGAATGACCGTCGCCCTCGGCCCATATCCGTATCACCTTCCCTCCACGATCCGCTCCGCGCAGGCGAGGTAACCGGCCGCGTCCGTGAGGTTGTCACGCTTGTGGCGGAACACCTCGCGCGAGAGCTTCAGGCACACCATCATGAGGACCGCCTCCTCGGGCGTGATCTCCTGCCCCGGCTGCAGCTTCTCGGCCAGCAGCCCCGACCACATCTTCGCGGTCTTCGCGAAGTCGCGCTGCGGCGGGCTGTACTGCGCCTCCCGAGGGCCGTAGACGAGCGCCTGCGCCTCCTCGAGCACGGTACGCTGCTTCACCTGAGCCTCCTCATGCCGAAGACGAACCGGGCGACGGCCCATTCCTTCCGCGCGCCCCGGGACCGTAGCCACCCCCGCAGCATGTAGATCGCCCCGCAGGTGGCGAGCGCCGGGATGTCGCGCCGCATGTAGTCGTAGTGGTCCCAGCCGGGAACCTCACCGAAGTCCCACGGGTTCACCGGCTCGAGGCCGAGGGCCCGGAGCCGCGCCTCGGCGGCGAGGAACGCGGCCCGGTTGTACTCGGGGATCCCGGTCATGGGC